AGAGAGTTGAAGTCGTCCCCTTCAAACATACGGCCTCTGGGCATCAGTTTACCTCTAGCATGATGTAAGCTCTCATCGCCCAATCCCGCCAATCGGCGAACTGGTATGGATCGGGGAGGGTCTGCGTGCTGAAAGTTCCCGACACAAGCAGTCCAACTGCCCAGTCCTGCCAGCGCGTCTCGTCGTCTAAGCGGCCCACAAGCTGCTCGACGTTGATGGAGAGGATAACACTATCCGCCCAGTCTGTTAAGGTCATGTTTGTGGGGTTGATCACCCGATCACCGTATTATCGCCGGGTTGGATGTGCGCGAGGATCAAGCCCATTTGATAGTCACCACCAATGGCATTCGACGTGAACCTAAAGCGAAGTTCGCGGCGCTGTTCCTTGAGGTAAATTACCTGCTGCTGAGGCGTGACGATGTTCTCCACGTCAGGGAAAGTCAGGGGCGTGCTTTCGACCTCTGGCGATCTGGCGTTAGCGCGGCCATGAACCTCAAGCGTCATATCCCCAGACTGCACAAAGTCCGGCTCGATCATAAGGACTTGAATGGCCTTGTTGACCTGTTGCTGCACGGGCAGGGAAATGTCTGCGGTCTCAAAGTACGAGAGCACGGGCTGAACGTCGATGCCGTCGATACTGTCCACGCCGATCTCTTGGACCCATAGCTTGTAGCCATTGAGTTGGCTTTCCTCGGTAACGCGGCTGTCACCATCTTCTGTGATGCGGAAGTCACCGGCCTCAGTGATGCGATCTTCAATGGCCGATGCTTCCGGCACAACGCCAGTGGCGAGGGGGAAGCGATAGACAGACGGGGACGTGGCCGCCGAACGTCCGCCGTTGGGAAGCTCGCAATCGTACCACGTATTCTCACGCACGTTGAAGATGACGGCATGGCTGCACTCAGTCGCGTCGCCGCGCGGGTAACACCACCAGATTTCACCAAAGCGAGGAACCTTGAAGGCAAAGACCTTCTGGCGATAGGCGTTGTTCAAGCCGTCGAAGAAGTAGTTGACGTTAAGCGTATTCGGCACCTCGCGCACGACGCCGTTGAAAGACAGGAACCTATCCACGCCGCACCAATAGAAGATGCCGTCATATTCGATGACCGTGTTGGAACCAAGGATCGAGCTTTCGGCGGAGATTGTGTCAAACTGAAAGACGGTATCGCCACCCACAAAGGACGCGCGGATCAGGCTGTCTGCGGACCAGAACAGGCCAGACGGCGAGTTACCGGCACCGCCACGAAGGGGCTTGCCTTGGACTATCTTCTGGCCTGTGGCATTGATTGCGCCGCTACCCGTGCCCGACAGGTCTGTTACCGATCCGGCCACGCTCCAGCCGATATAGCCCGCCGATCCGAAAAAGAAGAGGTACGGGCCAAGCACGACGACACCGCCGTCAGCCACACCGTCCGTGGGCAGTGTGATCTGCACGAGGGGTGCCGATCCGGTCAGTTGGCCGTAGAAAAGCGCGCCCGTGGAACTGTTGACGATAGAGCCGAGGTTGGTGGCGACTTGCGCAATCAGCTTGGTGGTCTCACCCGCGCCGAAGGGGTGCATGACGTCGAACTGCCACATATTGTTTGCATCAGCCGTGAAGCCGGACGCGGGGGTGCGGTCGCTGATGACGGACGTGTTATTGTTGTCGTCAATGTAGAAGCGCTGGATTTTGCTTGCCGAGCCGCTGTGGACGTAGGTCAAGTTGTTCTCGGAGTAGCCGATCATGGACCGACTGACCTCCGAGAGATACTTGTTGATCGTGCGAAAGCCGCCGATCTTGCGGGGTAGGCCGCGCTGGAAGCGGACCCACTGGCCGTCAACGTACTGATCGCCCTCGAACCGGGTACCGTCGCGCTTGATACCGGGCAGCGACTGTATCTTTATGATGTTCTCGGGCATGGCGTACCTTACTTAGGTGGATCGTACTGGCCGGGGCGCTTGCCCTCATCTCGCTCGATGGCCTTTTCGCAGTGATCTTTGTCGATCCATCCTAGCATTTTACACAGGACACAGCCAACAAAACGACCGCGCCTCGCGTCCTTGCCCAACCGTGACGACAGGGTCTCGTCCTCGTCGCCGCCTGTGAGGGCGTTGAGGAGTTGGTCAATGGCTACGAACACGCGGGCCAGATAGCCCACGATGCCCTTGCGCTTGGTTAGGAAGGGGTCTTGGTTCATGCAGGAGGCTCATTGGCGAGGATTTGAGCAGCGCGACCGGGACCGATCAGGCCAGCGGTTTCGAGCAGGGGGATACCCGCCAGAATATCAGGGTCCGATAAGTCAACTGTTGTGGCTGCGTCAAGCATGTACTGATAATCAGCGACGACCGCATTGACCGCAGCGGCGGCGCGAATGCCGATCCGTTCGGCTTGAGTGAACAGGCGTAGGAAGTCGATCTTATTCAATGTGACTGGTGGCGGTGGTGCTGGTTCAGGCGTGAAAGGGAAAAACCCCTCACCTTCATAGCCTAGCTCGCCCGCCGCGTCCGGAAGTGCCGCCGATAGATCGGCAAGCGAAACGTCGCTCAAGCCAAGCAAATTGGCGGGGAGCGGTGCAGGCTCGCCAATGTTCGCGCCGGTCGATAGGGTCTTGCGTTGGTAAAGCATGTTATTTCACCTTAACTGTGTTTAATAGGCTTATTACGCATAGGTTATGGCGGCGGCGGCCGTCGTTGGTCCTAAAGCCACCGCAGCAAAGACGTTGTTTCCAAAAGCAATAGAGAACCAATTTTGGCTAGAAGGTAATGTTCTGGCCGTCCATGTAACCCCATTGTCGGAACTTGTTGCCGCTTTATTGGTAGGGCCATAAGCTACCGCAACAAAGCCACCATTCCCAAAGGCAACCGAAAACCAATCGGCAGTTGAAGGTAATGTTCTGGCGGTCCACGTAATGCCATCAGGTGACGTAGCGGCAGCGGCGCTGCCAACGGATACCGCAACAAAGACACCGTTCCCAAAAGTAACAGCCGCCCAATTTGCAGCCGATGGCAAGGTTCTAGCTGTCCAAGTAATCCCGTCTGGTGAAGTCGCAGCAGAAGTTGAGTTTTGGCTTACTGCGACAAAAACGCCATTCCCAAAGGCAACCGATCTCCAACGCTCAGTTGCGGGCAAGGTTCTAGCAGTCCACGTAACTCCATCAGGCGATGTGGCCGCAATAGTGCCGGGAACAAAGGCAGTTGCACCTCCAGCCACCGCAACAAAGACCCCATTTCCAAAAGCGATAGATTTCCAGTCGGCATTTGAAGATAAGGTTGTAGCCGACCAACTAAAGCCGTTAGTACTGATCGCCCCAACCCCGCTATTCCATTCAGTTACCGCAGCAAAGACGCCGTTGCCATAAGCAACGGCTGACCAATTTGACGCAGAGGGCATAGTTCTAGCCGCCCAATTGATCCCATCTGAAGACTGGGCTGCGGCGTTGCTCGCAAAATTGCTTACTGCAACCCAAGTTCCATTTCCGAAGGCAACAGCGTCCCAACCTTGCGAAGAAGGCATTGTCGTAGCGATAGCGTTATATACCGGAACTACCGCCCTGCCCTTTTTATTCCCACTCATATCCTGAGAGACCATGCCGATAGGCCCGTAAGGGGCCTGCCGGTTCATCATCTTTTGGCCAAGCATGGTGGGGGCATTTTGCATTAGTAGGCGTAACCTTCGATGCGGAACACGATACCGGTATTAGTGACGCCGATGGCGACCCACACGCTTTCCGTGCTGGACAGAATAAACGGTGCCGCGTCGGTGTAACCAAAATCAATAGCAGTCTGGGCGGTTGTGGCGGCGACGGTATATGCTGGCATTAAAATTGATTTTATGAACCGTTTAGTCGTACCACCGTCGGACGAGACGTAAAGCTGAAGCTCTGTGGCCGTCACCGTGGCCCGTGCCAGCGCGGTTAGCTTCTGGATACGCGCACCGTTGGTTTGGGCGGCGAGAAGCTGAACGCTGTTGGTGGGGGTATCGGTGTAGGTCGTGTTTGCAGTCGTCGCTACCGCAGTTGATGCGATAGGCGTTTGAGGCGTAACGATTGAGTTTGGCGTGACGGCCATGATTTATCTCCTAAAGTGCCGCCGCGATGGCGAAAACAGTTGCAAGGCTAACTCCCGGTGTAGGAGCAGATGATGTCCACGTTGTGCCGTTAAATGTCAGTACATGGCCGTTAGCGGCACCCACCACAAAAGTCGGCGTAGAGGTGCCATTACCAATGATCACGGCATTGGCAGTCAGTGTCGCCAGACCCGTGCCGCCTTGTGCCACCGTCAGGGGCGTAGTGAGGCCACTGAGGGCCGTAATGTCACTATTGGCACCCGATGCTGCTGCGAGGATCGCCGTCCGCCCAGCGGCCTCTGACGTGGCTACAAACACGGCCTTACCGACTGCGGTGCCGCCAAGGTTCGTCAGGGCGTCAGTGGCCGTTGTCGCACCCGTGCCGCCTTGCCCGATCACGACGGGGATGGGCAGGCCCGTGGACGTATCGGCCTTAACGATCTGCGATCCGGTCGAATAGTAGATTGCCCGTGCGTTCTGAGCGATCTGAGCCGTGGTCCCGCCAAGCGTCGAGATGCTCAGAATGAACGATCCGCTTGTGCTATTGGCCACCCAATATTGCTGCACCGTAAAGGGCACAACGATGTTGATATTGCCCAGTGGCGTGCCCGTGAACGTGTATGCGATCCGGTTTAATTCGGTGCCTGAAAGGACATAGTTCGTGGTCGCAGACGGGTTGCCCAGACCAGCCAAGCTGATCGACGTGTAGTCAAAGGCGAAGATGGCTTGCTGACCAAGGCCGATGGTATACCAGCTCGTGCCGTCGGTAGCCACGACCGCGCTGTCATTGGGAGACAGGACGATGGTTGCCGATCCGTTGATCAGTTCGCCGCCCGCCGGATCAAGCGTCAAATCGCCCGTGCCGTTGTTGCGGACGTTGAAAAACCAGCCATTGCCGACCACAACGGCGCTAGGCAAGTTGAACGTGCCAAGGCCGCCGGTCCACAAATACGTCGAAGCGCGGTCCGCTGCGCTCAAGGTCTGAGGTGTGATTGACGTGCTGTTGATCGTGCTGGACTGTGCCAGTGTCGATCCGATGGCCACGAGACCGTAACCGGCCAGAGCCGACGCTTGCGCTTGAGCCGTGGACGCGCCGTATTTGAACGTGCGCCACGATCCGGCTGCGGTTGAATTATCGATGAGGTAAATTTGCCACACTTCGCCAGCCGCAAGAGACAGCAGGGTAGCCCCGGCATTGCCCTTGATCGTGACCGTGCTAGGGCCAAGGTTGTTGAACAGGACCGTCTGACCAACGCCCGTAAGTAGGGCGCTAGGGAGCGTGATGTCATAGGCGCCGGTTGGCGTAATGTCGATGATGCTGGCGACAAGGTTTCCATCTGTGCTCCGCTCTAGCGGCCACTCAAGTGTCTCGTTGGCCGTTAGGGCGAGCGCCAGATACGATACGTCTGACGGATAGATGGTCGTGCCGCCGAAGACTTGTGTAAATGACATGGCTTAAATTTCCTTCCGAGCGGCTGAGCGGTCAAGAATTTTGGAAAGGTCCTCGCCATTGAGCATTTGGGCCGCCCGGTCGTATTGGGTCTGCCACACGGCGATGCGCTCGTCGTTCTTAAGGAAGGACGTGGCCTCAAGGAGTGTGCCGTAGAGCAGAAGCTGCGGGGCGTACTCGGTCAGCCAGTTGGTCTGCACGGTCTCGTCCAGAAGCTGCGGAAGCTCGTAGTAGAGAACCTCAAACGGATAGGCCGCGTCCGGGGCGGGCACGATGAGCCAATGCGAATAGTCATACTCGCCGTAGAACAGCGGCTGGCCCGTGACGGTGTTGTCCGGCCAGTAGGAGCGCATGTACTCATAACTTCGCGTATAAAGCTGCGTGCGGGTGTTGTTGGATGCCCCAATCCCGATGCTCATGGACACGGTGTCACGCCAGCGGTCAGGCTTGGCGTACACGTCCACACCGGCTTGGAAGTTGCCCGTCACGACGTTGACAAAACCCTCGACCTTAAGCTCGCGCGCGATCCGGCGTTCGGCCAGATTGATGAGGCGCGGGATTTGCTCAAAGACCACGGGGTCAGACGCATAGGTCGCGCCGCGCTCGAGGTAGCGCTGCACGTCCTCTTTTAGCGTCGTGAATGTCGTGGTCGTGGCCATGGGCTATCCTATCACTTTTTCTTTAGTTTCGCAGCAACCTTCCACGCCTCTATCGCCAAGCGGTGGCGAGTAGCGCAGTCTTGATATTTGCTAACCACACCAACCTCCCAAATGATGCGATCTGGATCAATGGCCGGTGTCGATGGCACTGGAAGCGGATCGCACGACGCCGCTAGGTTCGCCGGAGGCGGCAACATTTGCGTCTGCCACAGAGTGGGCGAGCAAGCCGTACATCCGATCAGGCAAAGCGCAGCGAGGGTCCACAGCGGGAGCATTGTTGTAATATTCTTTGACGGTGTTGTAACGCTCCACAGCCACTTGGGATGCGCGCTTGCGTTCGATTTCGTACTTCGCCGAGACCACATCTAATTGCCCCTGTAATTTAACGCGTTCATCCGATGCGGCCTTGAAAGCCTTAGCCGCCGCCGTCTTGGCCGCTTGATCTCGAATTGAGTAGCCATTGAGGCACCCAAGGAAAAACACACCGACCACGACGGCGATGATTACGGCCAGATTGCTCATTCGTGGATGCTCCCATCAGGCACAAGCGCGGCAATGACCCCAACGACGATGGACACATAGGACCAAGGCGCAGGCAGGGCAGATGCCGCCGTTGCGCTTGTGCCGATCAGCAGCCATGTAGAACGCTCGCTTAGGCGAGCCTTGATGAAAGCAATCATTTTGCGATCCCCGGTGTGTAGGCCATCTTACCGTTGACGACCGTGGCTGTTAACTCTTGTTTACGGTTTGGCGTGTGCGCCTTGTAGCTGACGTGAACCCATCCCGAACTTGGGATACCCGGCTTATAACACTCAAGGATCAGTTGGTCATATTCGAGGTGCTTTTCAATCCAACGCGCCAAATCTGCGTTGGACATGCCGGGAACCTCAATGTCCGCAGCCTCGCCTAGGCAGTGTTGGCTTGATGGAGCGCTACCCACAAGTCGGTTCAATTCAGGACCGCGATACCCAGACGTGATGATTACCGGCCCAAAGCGCTCACGGATCGGCTCTAAGACGTGCGCGCACAAAGCCCGCAAGTTTTCGCGGTGCGGAGGGGGAGGCATGTTATCCACGCCAGCGCGGTCCCCCGCTTGGCTTTTGATCATTTCCTCAAGGGTGAAGTGCGGGCTTAGGTTCATTAGTTTAGCTTCAAGACTATGTTTACGAGCAAGATGATCAACGTCCCCGCTGCGGAAAGCAAAATTACCTCAAGGCGCTTGAGGCGCGCGTTGATGCCGAGGTAGCGCTCAGCGCAAACGGCCTCGTGGGTTTTAAGATCGGCCTCAACTTCGATGACCTTGTTGTGGGCCTGAAAATCCATTGCAAGAGACATGCGACGCGCCTTACTTTAGGTGTTTGAGTTTGTAGATGGTGGACAGGTAGATAGCCGAAAGCTCATCGACGATGTTTTCCAGCGTCGGGACCTCGTATGCGATCTCGCTGCGATGCTCAGCAATCCAAGCGCTTTCAGCCTCAAGGTGAGCGATGATGTCGCTTTCCGATGCAGAAGGCGCAGGGATGGCACCGACAAGCCCGTGTGCGCCCTGACAGGCCTCGACTAGCTTATCCAGCGTGTCGATAATGCCGTCATAAAACGAGCCTAGAGCCATGTGCTGCGCGTATGACTTTGTGCGCCAGTGTGTCCAATGTGCAACATTGCGGGTATAAAAGACCCGTGAGATTAGCTCTTCAATCATTGTTTAGCCCCTATGAGAGTGGAGGAAGCGCCGCCAATGCGGGGGACGAACACACGACGGCGCTTCGCCTCGGCGGGAGCATCGCCGAGCCAGTTCTGCGCACTGGCTGCGCGAACGGGGTTTGACCCGGCCATCATACGGTTAACGCCACATCTGGACGCACGAAGCGCAGCGTGATCGTCTCAGTCTGACGGGCGGGCAATCTGTATGGGTCATAGTCGTCGCGGTCATCCCGGCAGACCATAAGTCCCGGAATGTTGCCATCTGGCATTAAGTCATCAAGGCTGAATTTGCGGCTGCACCGGGCGCAGAGGCCAATGCCGAGTGTGCTTTTGCCTTGGGTGTCGAGGAAAGCTGGCATGGCCCTACCTAGTGTATGGGGAAATGTTTGGAGCGATGGTCATCGGCGAGTTATCGCGCTCTTCCATCTGTGCAATATTGAGGGCAACGGCGGCCTTCTGATCGAGCATGGGAATGATGCCGGGATCAACCTCGATCAACTCCATGGCCATTCTTGCAGCCAGACCGGCCACCAATGCCTCGTACCAACGCTGAGGAACCTCGACCTCTTGCGTCATACTGCCCACGTCCATGATGTAGCGTTGACGCCACACGACGAGTTGGCT